CCGAGTGCTGCGACACTGGAAAACTTTTGAGCAACCTCTGGGAGCAAAGTAAATGAGGCAAGATCAGACCCCATGCTGCCAGACATTATTTCTTCTAATTCATCTACATGCATGAGCCGATACCCTTTAAAGGTATCCCCTAATTCATTGCGAATCAGGTCTTGCACATCATTCATGTACTGTCTGCCGCCCTCAACACGGGGCAGATCATAAGCGGAGTTACGCTCTCCAATGCCGGAGACACCCCCTATCCAGTTCTCCCGGATGATCTCAACACCCTCGGACTGCGGGATATCAGCAGCCTTGTCAAACAGATCTTTAAACGTGCGAAGGCTTAGTCGCTTTGGTTCAACTGCCTCAGAAGCAGCGCCCCCACTCGGCTCACCGCCTCTTCCTCGGGCGTCATCGAAGAACTTCTTCCCTCCGTCGCTGAATCCATAGGACGGCGACGGGACTCCCATTTCTGTGAAGAGTCTCTGCTCATAGAACCAGAGGAGCGATTGGACTTGGTAGGGCTTGATTCCTGCATCTTCGGCCACCTCGTTAACTAGTTGTTTAACAGCACGCCGCTGCGGCTCAGTGGGCGCGTCAATGATTTCCCCGTTAGCGTCAACCATCGTCCCAAAGTAACGGTTGAACGTGCGGGTCATCCACTTGTCTACAGTGACATCGTGGATGCCATTAAGGTTGGAAACGAACGGGCCAACCTTCGGGCCGAACGCATACAGACCCGGCTTGATGTCGGTTAGTTTCCCATCAATGCCGCTCTTGATGTTGCCATACTTGCTGCGGAACTCGTTAATTTCTTTGACCGTGTGGTCAGAAAACAACCACTCAAGCGCCTTCTTCTTCCCCATGTCCTCAACCATTCTGTTGAGGAAATCCAGTTGCACTTTCTTGTTGGGGGACTGTGTGCCGCCCTGCCACAGTTTGCCATTCTCCGGGTTCATGCCGGGAATGGTTCCTGTGCTTATATAGTGTTGGAAAGCCTTGGCAGCAATGAACCAGTTATCCCGCGCATTGGTTTGCGGCGACATGATTCCGGCCATGACACTGAACAACAGCCTGTTGTCCGTTTTCTTCAACTCCGGAATAATTTTTGCTGTTTGTTTAAACGCTTCTTTAACGTCTTCTTCATACCAATCAAGACCAGATTTCTCTTTCTTCAACTGATAGGAAACTTCATCTGAGGCAATCTTAACCGCTCGGGCAAAGTCTTCCGGATTGTTGTAGTCTAGTTGACGGCCAAACTCTTCCAAGATTTGGTCATCAAAGTATTTTCCAACTGTATTTACAGAGGGCTTGCCCTTTAACTTGGGCTTTTCTTCTCCGCGCATCACGCGCAGGCTCGGCTTGGCCGTTGACTTCGGAGTCTCCAAACCTGCCAGACTTACCTTCTCACTAACGCTCGGCTTCACTGCCTTGGCCGCTGTCTCCAGAATCTCAGAGCTTGGCTTCAGTTTGCCCTCTTCGATCTTGCCAAAGACATCCTCGGCGGTATCAATTCCAACTATCCCAAACGCTTCTTTGATAGCTTTAAACAATTTACGCATACGGGTCAGGGTTGCCGCAATCATCCCTGCCGGTGGTTTGCCGGTGTCGTATGCTCCGAATGCATCTGCAATTGCTTCTTCAACGATGGATTCGTTGATGTACTTGGTTAGCGCATCGCCCTTCAGCCCCTTGTTCGCGCCTTCAGCGGCAAACAAATCTTGGTAGGCATCGTAACGGGAGGCTCCTGTTGCCTCGTTATAGACAGTGTTTTTAAGGACATCAATCCACTCTTCGTTTGCCCGTTTAACCAGCGCATTCCACTGCGCCGGGGCAAAGAACCCCATGTCTTTGAGGGCGTGGATGGATTCATGGCGCAGAACGCGAACCGGATTATCAACATTCAGGGCGAGCGTAATGATCTGCCTAGCGTAGGAGCCTTCATCCTCCATCGCCTCGTTGATGTTTAGTTTAACGTCCTTTAGGCCGTACTTGGCGAGAATGCGTTTAAGCACCCCATCAAGCTGGTTAACAAGGTCTTTGCGGGCCTCTGCGAATTGTTCAACCCGGGTCTTCTCCGCTACAGGCTCGGCGGTCTCGGGAGCTTGCTTGGCTTGCCTTTCTTCCTCGTCCTGTTGACGCAGGATTTCCTCTGCCCTCTTTTCCGTTTCCGGCTTTAGGCTACGCTTAACAGGTTCATAGGGGCGAGCGGAATCCTCCCGTTTAACCGGGAACGGAATGGAGAAGTTGGGGTTGGCCGCGTTTTCTTGAGCCTGAAGTCGCGTGGGCCACTGGCGAATATAGTCAAGATCAGACGGGTCATTTTGGCGATCCCAGCGGATGTCGGATGATCGCAGACGAACCGGCATTGTTTTGTATCCCGCCTCTCGCAGGGCCAATGCACGGTGCCTTCCCTCATGCCCATCCACGCGACCATCGCTATACATCAGCATGGGCAGAGAAGAGAATGGAACATTGCGCCTAACCAAGTCACGCGCATTGTCCATTTTTTGCCGCATAAAACTTAATCGTTCCCCCTTATATACCGTATCTGCCAATTGAAGGAATTCATCAATCGGCATTTCAATCAAGCGTTCTCTGCTCTTGTAATCAGGAACTCGTGCTTTCTCAACTTCCTCCGGAGCAAACCTTTCCACCGCGCTTTCTTCTGTGGCTTGGGTTGGCTCTCGTCTGGCTACTGTTTCAGCAGCAGGAGCAGCAGGTGGTGCTTGTACCTCTTCGGTAATGGGAGCCGTAGGAGCAGCGCGAGGAGCTTTCTCAATGCCTTCTCCTATTGGAGACGGCTTAACCGCCGCTCTTCCCAAAGGTTCTCCAGCATATTCCTCAGTAGGAGCCACTCCAGCAGGGGCAGTTCCCTCAACGCCTCGGGCGGCGGGTCGTTCAGGGGCGACGCCAACCAAGCCAAGGCTTCTTCTAACTGACTCACCGACATTTCGTGAATCGACTCCACCACTTCCGACATATTCGTTGATGTTTGTAAGGGCAGCACTGATGTTCTCCCGTTGCTGTTGGCTAAGATCAGGGCGGCTTAATGCTTTGGCAAAGGAATTAATGATGGGGGAGGAGTCTGCCACCATGTCCTTGCCGATCAGTTCCTTGTATAAACGATCCTTTTGGGATACACCCATCGCCATCAGATCCCGGTGGGCAATGACGTTGGATGTGTCAATCTGCTTCATCAGCTTGGTTGCCGCCGACGATGCTTGTTTGGCCCGCTCCCTTTCCTCCGGGGTGGCCTCTACCGCAACAGACTTCTGGAGCAGTTCTTTTTGATACCGCTCAACGCCCTCAACGCCCTCGGTCCGGTACAGGTTTGCCACTTCCGCGTCGGTCTTAAGCTCAACCAGTTGGCGGTTTTCCTGTTCCTTGGCCTTCTCAGCCAGCGCGTCCAGTTCACCAATTTCTGTGTGTAAACGGCGTGCAGTTTGGTAAAGGTTTTCCCCCTCAAGTTGGCCGGGGGCAAGCTCTGGTTTAGCCTTCCCGCCAAGAACCCCACCAAGAACCCCTCCACCCAATACACCCAGACCCGCAGCACTACCAACCCCAGCCGTTAATGATTGGGTTGGATCGACGGTTCTAACTCCAATGTTCCCCGCTAATGCGCCGCCAGCTTCTTCCAAGCCCTCAGAGATAGCCTCCCCTCCTGCGGTCCTAAGCCGACCCGTTCCGGGCAGTCCAGCCAATCGACGCTCAATGGCAGCGCCACCAAGCTTTGCCAACCCTTTGGTTGCGATCAGGGAGGTTAAAGCCGCTCCGGGTGTTGCTAGGCGGGCTGCGTTTAAAGCAGCATCATTAGCCTCTTCCTTGGACATCCCTTGTTTAATCGCTACATCATAGGCGCGGTCAAAGGTTTCCGAGGCAATATCTGCCGTTTGCATTGCGGTTCCGGCACCTACAGCAGCGCCGGTGGCTCGTTTGCCAAGACGTTCTGCGGCCTCCTTTGTGGCAAGTTCGGCGGCTTCTCCGGTTAAACCTTTCCCGGCGGCACGAACGGCACCCATTCCCGCGATTTGTACAGCCTTTGCCGCCCCAGCAGGACCAATAAGAAGGGGCAGTTGCTCAATAAAGAAAGATGAAAGAAGGGCTGGGTCTTTGATGGTGTACTTAAGGGCGGTAACAAACTCTGAAAGAATGCCTTCCTTCTCCGCCTCGCTTATGGCCTCGCTACGCAGCGCCTCGCGAACCTTTAAACCCTCAGACTTCAGACCCTCCCCAAACTCGGCAATGGCTTTACCGGGGGCTTCAATGGCTTCTCCAACCCCCTGAAGGCCGGGGGCGAGTTTAATCAGTTGCCCGGGAACCCGGAGCAGAGATCCAACACCAGACAATCCGACAGCGGGAACGTCCAGCGCAGCATCACCCCATGACCGTTCTTTGGACCGGATCTTTGGGCCAAGCGCATCTTCCAACGAAAATGTTGTTTGTTCGGTCGGTTTTTGTTCTTCTAATGCTTCCTGAAGAGAAAATGTTTGAGCCATTTAAACCTCAATTTATTGAACAAAATCAGTCCCATTCCAAGTTGCTGGGCCTCGCGATGTATTGTAAACCTTGCCCGTGATTAATTGTTTTGCAATTTCTTCCTTTGTACCACGAGGCATAGGCAGCGCTTCTTGACCGCCCCCTTGGGTTTGTTTAGCTGGGAATGCTTTTCTTTCTTCTGCGGCTAACCGACCTTGAAGGGCATTTAATTTGTCTTCATTCTCTCGCGACGGGTCTTTTGTAACAGCCTGTTCTGCCGCAGTTATAAGCAGACGAAGTCTTGAGATATCCGGTCGCTTGTCAAAAGCTTGTCTTCGTTGTTGATCAAGTTTCTCGGCTTTATTTCCCTCAAGTTCTTCCCGTCTTAGTCTGAGTGTTTCGGCATCATTTCTCGCTTTAGCCAGATTGGCTTCTCTGTTGCTTACTGCATTAGCCAGCAATGCTGTTGCCTCACCAACTTTAAGACCATGCTCCGTGCTAAATTTAATAAAATCTGCCTCTGCTTTAGCTGCCGCCTCCACATCACCCCTAGCCCGTGCGCGAACCACTTTCTCGATCTGAACTTTAAGTGCGCCAACCGCCTGTTGACGCTCAAGCTCTTTGGTTCTCGCCTCTTGTTCAGCAGCCAGCATCTTGGCATCTTCGCCACGCATCTTTTGGCCTGCTCTGCCAAGGATGGTCGCCAGTGCGCTTGTCCCATACTGACCACGACTTTCCAGCGCAGCATCCGCCAAGAGGCTCAGGATCCCGGGCTTTGCCGCTTGTCGCTCTCCGGCCCTTCGTGCGTCTTCTGCCCGTTGACCTTCGTGAGCCAGCCTAAGCTCCGCCATTTCGGTCTCGCCTTCCGGGCGCTTCAAAATACCAAATCGCTCCGGGTATTTTTTGAGCATCTCCTCTTCTATTTCGATCGCGGACTTAGGGCGCGGTGGATTTTTGTATCGCGCATAAAGCTCTTGGGCCTCTTTAAGCATTGAATCAAACTGCGACGGCTGTGCAGCCGGTCTGGCGGGGGCCGCACTTGGCGCAGCACGAGGCGCTGTCCGCTCTTGGACTCTGGGCGGCGCTGGGATTTCAACCCTGTCTTGGGCGGCTTGCTGTTTATTTTGCTTTTCCTGTACCAGTGTACGCTCCTCTTCTGCAAGCTTCTCCGCCATTGCAGGTGATGCGTTTCTCAGGAATTGAAGCCTACGGCGGATAACATCAAGCCTCCCATCTCGATCTTCGTCTTCCTGCTGATCACTAATCGACCCGCTTTCTGGCAGCATTTCACCGGGCGACCCTTCTTTAAACACCACAATGCCGCCGGAGTTATAGCGGGGGTGTTTCATCAGTCTGGACAGAAGACCGCCGCTTGCAGCTTGCACAGGGCCAGCAGCACTAATGCTGCCCGGGACATTGGGCATCTGCTGGGCTGCTCCTTGTGCCATCTGCTGCATGGCTTGTTGTTGCTTTGCCTTTTGCAGAGCAAGAAGTCCGGCGGACTGTTCAAGCTGGTCTTTAACAGTTCCCTGCGGGGCGTTCTGAGCCTGTTGCTCCGCCGCCATCTTCTCTTGAAGCTGTTTACGGCGACTAAGCTCTGCCAGCGCAAGGTACGGAGGAACCTCCAAACTGGACCCATTGGCATACGCCATCAACGCTTGTTGTGCTTGCGGCGTATTAGGGAGATTTTTAAGCCGGTCTTGAATTTGAATCAGGTTCATACGTCACCATTACACTGGTTACATTCACAGGATTTCATACAGCATCATCGGCATAAGGTTTGGTCATTCCGCTGTCGTCGCCAAAATTTAAACCAAGCTTTCCAAGCAAATCTTTAAGACTTCCCATACCTGTGTATTTAAGCGCTTGATCCGCACCACCCAACGCACCTAGCAATTGTGCAATTCCTGACAACTGACTGGGGGTGTTTGTAATGGAGCCAACGGGAAGTCCAGAAATCATGTCCCGCATAAATTGGACCTGTTTATACGGAAAATCTCGTTGAGCATTAAACTCCGCCAGATCGGCAGCAATACCCTCAGCCTCAATCCCACGCTGTGCCGCGCCAGCAGTTAGCATCTGCTGAAGGTTTGCACGCGCAGCCTCGTTTTCCGCTGTGCCAAGCCTTCCCTGAAGCTCGGTTGCTTGGAGTTGTTTGCCTAGAGCGTCCAACCCATAAGTGGACCCAAACTGGGCCTCTTGGATCTTCCGCTTCTGGTCTTCATTGTACTGCTGCATTGCCTTGTCATAGGCGGTTGCATACCCTTCTCCGGTGGTCTTTGCAAGCTGATTCAGGAGGTTCCTCTGCCCCTCAGACTCCACTAGCCCTTGACGCGACCCCCCAAATGCCCCGGCCCCAACAAACTTTGAGGTGTCCTGCATCTGCTTAATCCGGGCTTGGCGCTGAAGCTCTGCCAATTGTGGGTTTAAAGCCTGTTGCAGGTACGGGTTCATATAGCTCTGCGCAACCCCCGTGTCTGTAAACTGCCCCCCTACGGAGGTGTACGCTGTTGGCGCACCGGTTAAGTTTCCTGCGGTTTTTGCGGCATCTGTTAGCGCACTGGGAACTGTTAGTGCGCCAATGCCTTTAAACGCATCGGTTTGGAGTTGGGACTCTCCGGCGGTTAGCGGTCCTGCGTATGTTTGGTATGGCTGCGCAGCAAGAGCTTGCGTTTGACCAAGGTAGTTGGTGATATATGGAGCTGCCCATTCAGCCAACCCGGAGGACGATGTCCCCCCGGTTGAGCCAAGTGCTGCCGCCGAAGAGGTCGTGGCCCCTGTGGTGCCTGTGCTAGTTGTTGCCATGTCTAATCCTTAAGCCGGAAGAGTTTTGTAGGCTTTGGAATCCTGTCCAACCCCTGCTTTTCTGCGCTTTTGATGTACACGTTTGCGCATTTCATCAAGCCTTTCTGCCCCGGCATCTGTCGATCCGTTTCCAAGCTCTGCCACTGTACGCGCATCAACCACATATTCGCCACGGGCAAGTCGTGCGGGTTGGTTAGTGCCAATCACGGCAGGAATGGAGTCTGAAACCCCGTCACCCCGGCCTTGGAGGAGACGGCTTGGCCGGCCTCCACGCGCCATTGCATTGATCAGATTCACGATGCCGCCATGAGCCATTTTGGGAGTGTATTGCACCGGATTAAAGTAGGTGATGCCACCTTGTCCGGGCCGGTACCCCGGAGCCTTTTGAGCTTGCGAATACGGGGTTTGGCTTTGCATGGCGTTTAACGCAGGAATGATCGCATTGGTTGCGCCAGACTTCTCGTTCCTCATTGCCATCATCAGCATCAGCAATGGGAGCAATGTGGCGAGAAGATTATTGTCTTTTGTCGGTGTTGGCACCTTTTGTGGGGGTGGTTGCGTCTTTGGCCCGCCTTTATCATCGTCATCATCGTCATCGTCATCGTCATCGGTGTCCGTGTCGGTGTCGGTGTCGGTGTCGGTGTCGGTGTCAATCTCATCGGTGTCGTCATCACCACCGTCGTCAATCTCATCCGTCTCGTCATCACCGCCGCTCCGGGTGTCGCGATAGGTTCCACCGCCACCACCGGTGTCCTTAACCTCTTGTTCCTCTAAGTCATCACGGATGCCCTTATTGATCTGGTCTTCTTGCTCGGCTAGGTCATCAAATTCTTCTGACCCCGGTTGTGTTCCAAGAACTTCTTGTTCAGCGAGGTCATCAAATCCGTAGTCTCCGGGTTTGGTTCCAAGAACTTCTTGTTCGGCAAGATCGTCAAAGTCATAGCTTCCGGGTTGTGTTCCAAAGACTTCTTGTTCGGCAAGATCGTCAAATCCCCACCAGCCATCCTGTGTTCCAAACACCTCTTGCTCGGCGAGATCATCAAATCCAATATCCGAGCCACCAAACAATGACTCAAGATTAAATGAATCCAAATCCGAAATATCTAAAGCGCCGCTGCTGATTGCGCTGTCAAGATCAAAGCCGCCATAATCCAGATTATTAAAGTCCACCGCACCGCTTAGATCTAAATTGGACAGGGTGTCGTCCCAGCCAGACCCAATATCGGAAAGCTCATCCAGAGAAAATGAGCTGCCGAGGTCAAATCCGCCGTAATCAATGTCGTTAAGGTAATCACCTAAGTCAAGACCCTGACCAAAGTCATACCAATCTCCACCGTCGCTAAACCGCGCAACATTTCCCTGCATTCTCATTTGTTTGCTCCTGACTTCGCTGCGCTGGCAAGTGTTGACAGTGCCGATATTGGGTTTACGTTTCCTGTTAGCGCAGCAGGCATGACAATTCCTGTAAGCAAGTTTACCTGCGTTGGGCTAAGGTTTAAAGCATCAAATGCTGGTTTTAATGCGTAATCTAACGCGCCGCTAGTGATTCCTGTCAGCGCCGCTTTCCCTAAGTCTCCACCGCTAAACGCCGCCCGTGCGACGTTTGCCCCCGTGTTGGTCAGGGTTCTGCCAAGGGTTGTGTCCATCCCTCCGGGAATCAGGTTAGTTGGGACAAGCTGACCAATCCCATAGCTCAACAGCGGGTTTGCCGCCCCACCCACCACGCCCTTAAGGATGTCCCCATCTCTTAATGCCGACACCCCGCCACCAATAAGACCGCCTGTTATTGCTTGGCTTAATGCGGTGTTTAAACCTGTTGCGGCGGTGGTAGCCGTTGCAGCCCCGGGAAGCATTCCACCCACCATCCCAGAAAGACCCGGTATTAGAAGCGATGCAAAGAGAGGCAGTGCTGGGCTATACACAAACCCTTCTTTCTGCTCAATCTGGTATGGAACAGGAACCCCGGCATCCGTCATTTGGATTCCGAGTTTCTTGTTTTTCCCTTTAAAGAAATTCCCCGTGTCGTAGGAATCAAGGATGAAATTATTGCCGGTTCCCTTTGCAATAATCTTCCCGCTACTGCCGTCGATTAGTTTCGTTCCGGACTCCAGAGCAAACTTCCCGGTTTTTGAATCGTAAGTTTCTAACTCTTGCGCGGTAAGGGGGCGATAATTGGTGAAGGTGTAGTAGTTATCCCCCTCCCCAGAACTGTCTTCATAAGCTGCGGCAAGCTGTGTTTGTGCGCCATCCGGAACACGCTCGTATTCCGGCCCAAACTCGCCAGTTGTTTGGATATACCGCTTCCCACCTGATGTGTAAACAGGTACGCCCTTGTACATTTCGACAGTAGGGGTCTGCTCAAAGTTTGTCTCAACCTTCAGATCACTAAGGTTGTCCACCCCTCGCGACACAAGAAGCTTCGTGGCCTCCAGCGCGGCACCATCTCCGCCGCCCTTCCATGATCCAGCCCAATTTGCTCCTTTGGCCGCATCAGTAATGGCTTTAAGCTGGTTGTAGACGGTCTCCGCCTGAAGCCCATCAACCCCAAATGGCTTCCATTTTCCTTCTAAATCGTCCAGCTTTTGATCAAACGCATTTATTCTGTCGCCATAAAGAGCGGCAACTGCACCGCTAGTTTTTGACTTATCAATAAAATCACTAATCTCTTTGGCGGTTACATCGGGCTTGGACGTTAATTCTTGAAAATCAGATTGAAACGTCCTTACGCCACCAAGATAATTTTTGACATCATCTTCAGTAACTTTCCCATTTGAATAAGCTGCAATATCTTTATCTGTCAATCCATATTGGTTTTGCAAAGCAAGAATACCACCAAGCTTTTGCTGCTCTGTTTGCGTAGATTCTGGGTTTAAAGCATTGCCAACAACGCCAGAAATTACTTTGTCGTAAGTGTCGAAAAATGCATTTGGGATTCTTTCATCTAATCCCGTATATTTTGCAATTTCATTTGCGTCTAAACCATAATTTTTTGCTGCCGTAACAACATTCATTGCCTCTTCGGGCGATATTTTATTGTCTGAAAGCGCCGGTCTTATAGCTTCTAAGATCCCTTTTCCATACTGCTCTGTGTATAAATTGTATGCATCTTCACCAAGAACCTGTTTTAACCGAGCATCGTCAACTTTGTTTTGTTCTGCCCACTCAAACGCCCTATTTAATCCAGATAAATTTTGCGTTTCACCACTTGGCGCAGAGAAGATATTTTCAATTTCAGGGGACGCGATCCCCACGTTGTACCCAGACGTTCTCAATGCTGCCATTTGGTCTGGTGACAACCCAAACGCTTCGGAGAGCGCATCCGGAGTGGTGTTGATATTTTGCAGTGCGGCATTGGTTGCTGCCACATCTCCCGTTTGATACGTGTTGTAAAGGTTTACAAACGGTTGCGCTGCGGCGACGTTTTGAACCACCGTTTCTGCGTTTAAATTGTATGCTTCCGCGACCTGCTCTGGAGTAACTCCAAAGTTCTGCATGTGATATGCAATTTGTGCGGGGGTTGCCTCCGGGGCTTCTGTGTACCAGTTTTGTAATGCCGTTATTCCGCCTCCTGCCGGAGCCTGTTCAACAACTGCCGGGGCAGAATAAAAGTTTAGCCCAGAACTAGATGTTTGCTCTGGGGTGAAATTCCAAAAACTCTGAACATCTCCGGCAGAAATTTGATTGGCTTGAAGCAAATCGTTAACAGCCTGTGTGTTTCCAGAGGCATACGAGGTCGCTAATTGTTGCGCGAGGTCTTGCGTTAGCGCCATGTTTTATCCTTCACGGCAATCGCTTTCATAAATATCCTGCGATATTTCATTGCTGCGCCTGCGTTACGTCCAATGACACCGCTGGAGACCCCGGTGCAAACGCTGTTGCTGGAACCGCATTCAAAGTTACTGAGGTGTCCGTGGACGCAAAAACCAATTCAAAATACTCGTTAGCATCTAACGACAAGGTTTCAAACAGTGCTACCGGGCTGTAAGCCCCAGAACCCGCCAGACTGACGATTCTTGACGACCGCACTACATCCGTTCCGTTCTTACGCACCCAAGTATAGATGTCTTTTGCCGCCGAATTGCTGCTGGAGTATTGGAACGTCGCTCCAATGTTGTACAACCCGGACTGCGGCACAACAATCCGTGACGGATAGGTTCCGTCGATCACCACCCCGTTACTGATCCGGGTTTCATTTAGCGATATAGGGTAAGCAGTATTTGCAGCGGCTGGGGAATAGTCGTTGGTCAACGAAAATACACCGTAATACTGCTGCTGTGTAATTGTTGGGCGGACAAAAATAACGCCATCTGTTGTGCCAACTGCGGTTACCGCTGCGATGGGGATGACATTATTTGGCGCAGTTGGTTTAACATTAGTTAGCCCGCCTGCAACTGTTGGAGATGCGTAAAGAACATCACCAATACTAAATGCGCTGGTATTTACATCACGAACAAACCCCCAAACCGTGCAGTAGCCTTTCTCACCGCTGTCCGGCAAATCGTGGGTCATAATGCCCAAGATATACAGGGCAGGCTGTGATCCATCTGCCAGATACGGGGATACAAGAAGGGATGATGGTGCGGTTCCAGCAAAACCAACTACCGTACCGTTAGGGATTGTGGAGCCTGTTTGGTTCCTTACTCGGGCATACATCTCCTGCCCGGTTTGCATTACAACGTCATAATCCAGATCAACTTCCAGAGTGCTGTCTGTTGAATTCCAGTTTATTCTGCCGGTTTGATGTGGGACATTCGGGTCGGTTGTATTGAAGTCGATGTAATCAATTACTCCGCCTTTGGTAAGCTTTGTAATCAAACCATCTACGCGATTAAAATACAACCGCAAAATGTTATTAAGCGCCTCGTGGTATCCCGATTCGTACTGAGCGGGAGCCAACGGCAGGTTTGGCGGTACGAGCCGGTCCAGTTCATAAGCCGTTGTAACCGGTAGCGTACTCATGTGTTTCCTCTGCGCCCATCTTGCTTGATGTCAAACCGTGGCGCACCAAGCTGCCATTGGGTTCCGAGTTGCTCCGAGGACACCTTAAAGATCATTTGCCGTCCGCGCACCCTGACGTAGACTTGCCCCGTGAAGGTTTCAATTACGGCATTGGTAATCCTCTGAACCGTTGCGGCTGAGTTTCCTCCGCGTGAAGCCGGGACATTTGGCCCTGAACCCGAGTTCTGCATGGGGATCATGGTCATGGTTACTTGCGGACCAGAATCTTCCGTTGACCCGTCAAAGGTGATATCCGGCAGAACGCGCCAGATGAACCCAAAATGATCCCCGTCATCAATATCAAATTCTGACGAACCAATTGATGCGGCAATAGGCAGCGATATTCCCGTTTCATTATCATCCACACCGTTTTCGTGTTCAACGATGTTATGGGAGTAGGTTGCTGCCACAGGATAATCACGAAGGCCGGAATCTAGCCAAGCCGTTCTGCCCATTGTTCCGTAATACCAGACCTTTTCTATGTAGTTATACACCACATAACGGTCCACCACTGTGCTGTTTGCGGAACAATAAAACCACCATACTTCGTTAAACCCTTCATTAGATCCAGCAAAGATTTGCCCGCTTTGCGAAGTATTAAGGTCGTTATAAATAAACCGACGCAGATCGCAGTTTAGGGTTTGGACGCGGCCATCATAAGCATAAAATTTATCAACCCCCATCCAAAACACCACGCCAGAAGCAATCGTGGCGGCATTGGGGCCAATGATGGATAAATTGTCCCCAAGCAGTTGGGTACTCCAAACAATTGGAACCCCAAGGTATTGAAGAGAATAAAGAGCAGAATCTGTAAAAACCACCACCTCTTGGCGCGTTTGAACCGCCGTTACAATTTCTGATCCATGTGAAAGTCGAATGCTTCCAGCTTGATTGGTAGCCTGCGGGGTCCAATCGGTCAAAGATTCTTGATCTGACCACCGAATCAACATCGGATCTTGAGTAACAGACCCATAGTCATTACATCCAAGCGCCAGCACAAACCGGCTGACATCGGAAATAAAGATAAAGTTCTGCACAACAGGCACATCGGACGCCCCCCACAAATACCGGATATTTTTCCCTCTGGAAAGCAATCCGTCTGTGGCATCCCAAACATACATCTCGCCACCACGAGGACCAAAAACTAAGTCTTCACCGTAGTTGCCTTGGTTCCAGAGGCGTAGCGTTTGAAGAGACGAAGAGCCAGTCCCCCAAGGTCCGCTTCCCCAAGGTCCAGCACCCCATCCCAATAACGGAATTTGGAACTCCGGCCCAACATTAATTTGGTACTGCGCAGTTACATCCCCACCACCCCCGGGTGGGTTTGCCACCGTAGAGGTCGCATTAGCCCCTGCATCAATGGAATATTCGTTCGCATTAATAAGGGTGATTTGGTATTCACCAGAGATGGTTAAACCACCCACAGCGGCAGTGCTTGTTAAGGTGACAAAATCCCCATTAGCCGCTCCGTGCGCTGTCTGCGTGACCACCACCGTGGATGATCCAGACTGCGTGGAGAATGGATTGGTTAGCTTGTACGTAAGCCACGTGTAAGTTGCAACTACCGAAGCGCCGCCACCCCCTGTAACCGTAGACGTTGCATCTGTCGGCACGGTGATGGTGTACTCATCTACGGTTGTGACCGTAACGGTGTGGTTTGTGTTGATGAAATAAAGCGGGATTCCACCGATTTCTTCTGCCCCGCCAACGCCTTCTGCCCCGCTGAAATTAACAATATCTCCGGTCGCCAACCCGTGAGCCACATCCGTTACCGTGATGATTGGGGATCCGTTTAACGTGTCAAAGGGATTGTTTAAAGTAACAGGTGACTGCTCAAATCCGCGAAGAGGGGTGATGTCGTAATACGCTCCTCCACGTTCCAGATAAAACTTCAGGTTCGTTCCTAGCCCAAGCAGGTTAAAACCTGCAAGGGTTACCCAATTCCAAATGGATCGGCAAACACCAAGGAATGTTGCAGATGAAATACGCTGCCATCCACCAATTTTTTCCGGCGTGCCTTGGCGAAATCGCACCTTTTCCGATTCATACCAGCCGCCTTCATTGGTATACCGCGTATTTTCACGGTTTACCCCGGCTTTAAATATGATCTTTTTTAGCGCCATTTTTACCTCAACATCGCAGCTTCGGCAGTTCGTCTGCGGGTTAATCCGGGCAGAACCCGACCGGCGGCTTTATTCCACTTCACGATTTCGGTTGCTGCCCCATCCCAATCCTCAGCATCGACCCGCTTTTTTAGGGTGGAAATCCGGTAATTCCCTAAGCCACAATTGTATGCGAATGAAATAATCGCGGCTAGTCTGCGATCAGCAGCACCAGAAAGAACAGGAGATAGGCGAAGCACCCCGCTGACAAAATAAGCAACGTGGTCTGCAAGAGCAGACTCAGCTTGCTCTCTCGTCCAAACAGTGTCAGGGCCAATCCCAGCGCCAGTAGACCCAAAACCAATAGTCCAAGGGTCACCACGAGTTCCGGGGTCAGGATATGCAGCGCAGCGGTCATCAGGAAGCCTCCGGGCATAACCTTCAAATGGCTTAATCAAGCCGTCAATAGCAATCTTGACAGCGTCGGAGATCATTTCCAATCATTTCGCTTAGAACAGTTATAGCTTGCGGGAACAACTTGAAGGTTCCAAGGAACGTGCAATCCGCAAACAGTCTTGCCGCGCAGCGGAACAATATGATCTACGTTCCACTCAAAACCAAAAACTTTGGTTCTATGGTTGGAAATATCATAGGTTTCAGCAATTAACCATAGGTCATCCTCTGATAGCCATGCAGGTCGAGCTTTTATCTTTTGCGTATGCCGCTCCATGCACTTGGCGTTCCACTGCGCTTTATTTTCAGACTTCCACTTAGCAGATCGCAACTTCGCTTGAGATGAATCTGCCGCATAATTTTGTTTGGCTTTTGCTGAAATGCGTTCTTTGTTAGCTTGGTAGTACGCTCGTTTCTTGGCTTTCAACGCATCGCCATGCTCCAGCCTGTATAACCTGTCTGCTTCAGCTTTTTTAACCTTAGCAGTTTTGGCTGAACGAGCCGCCTTTATCATAATCTTGCCTCGATCCGACAACCTATACGAACGATTGCTTGCAGATTGGCATGGCTTGCACCAAGACCCCGGTTTACCCTTCACCAAATAAAACTCAGTGAACGGCTTTTCGACTTTACATTTAGAACAATGCTTCATGACTTCTGGTACTTCTCGATTGGGCGTCCAAGGAAGTGGAATGTCAGCACCATATTTAGCATACCAAAGTCATCGGCGTCCCAATGCGCCGGAAGAACGTCTTTCCAGTGCGCACCTTCACTTAAGGCATAACAAATAGCGGTAACTTTAACCGCAACATAAAGCCCGAAAAGGACATAGGTGATGCTTGGTCGAACAAGTGCTGATGCCGCCGCGACCCACTTGTAGCTGGCTGCTGCGGTCTTAGACTGCTCTTTGAACGCCTCTTGGATTGCATCCAGTTGCGCGACGGAGTGATCGACGTACTTCTCTTCCATTCTGAACTGGCCGCGCATCTTTTCGAGATCGGTCTGGAGCGTAAACATACTCAACTCATGGGCGCGTTCGTTCTTCTTGTCGAAGAACTTCAAGACTTCCGGCGCAAGCCGGAACAAGCCACCGAAGATCGAACCAAATAAGCCGCCGCTAAGAATGTCAATCATTGTGCAACTCCTCTTTGCCAACGCTCTGCGATAGCGTCTTGCTGATCTTCGCAATGCTGTAGCGCATCACGTTTTCGACTTCCCTGACCCACGCCAGACATCTTTCGCGCTCTTCTTGCTCAACCAGTTCAGCGAACTTCAGAAGCTGGAATGGCTCGGCTCGGTTGCCCATGATCCCGCACAGTTTCGCTAACCGGGAGACATCGGAGACAGTCATTTTCCCACGCCAAACTTGGCTGAAATTCCAACCAAGATCAGCCCCACGATAACCACCAGCAAGCCCCAGACGCCTTTCTTGGCGATCTCTAGCTTTAGCTCCACCCAAAACCTCTCTTGAGCATTTGCTGCGCGGATCATTGACTCGTGGTACCGACGATGGCCGTCAAAATCAACGGAACCGTCCGCATTTTTCGCAAACGCTCCCGTCAACCCTTCAAGAACGTCAATGATCTCGTCGAGCTTTTTGTTTAGGTCGTCGTTCGTCGAAGGCATCACTCATCCTCAAGCATCCAAAGCCACTTGTTCAATGTGTTTTGATTTTGGCTGCATCTTTTGTGTCGCGGTAATCACTGCTGTAGAAGTATCCCGGTCAATTGTTAGAAAGCCTTGGCAGCAGATGTTATAGTCCACGCCGTTTTCATCTTTCTCGCTTTTAACCGGGACACTTATGTCCAGATTCTTAAACAGGTATTCTTTCCCGTTTTCAAACACTCGCCACACATGATCCATACTGCCCCGTCCGGGCTGCCCTCTGGTCTTGTTAAAGCGAATGCTGTACTTGTTCATACCACCTCCGCAGCGGGCATTGGATTAAACACATTCTGTGCCATCTGTACCGCCAGATTAAAGTGGACGAATTTGATTGGTTTATCTGACGTATGGCGTGTAAACGAATGGGCTAACCATGCATTTGCAAAGATCATTAGTCCGGGTTTTGCCTCGAAATTGATCATCTTGCTGGCAATCGTTGCTTGATTCATATCCGTTTCCGGCAGATCAATCATCGCCTTGCCGACCCGTGGGTCGTGGAATACCACCCGCGAAGCGTCCTGCGGGACTTCCAAGAAATAAAAACCCACAA